AAAAAAGTATCTATCAATCAACTAGAGCCAAAACGTCATCTAGTTTCAACCAACTTAACACAAATCGTCAATGACCAAATATTCTGTCTGGCATTGACACGTCTACCGCTAATCAATATCCCTACGGGGTTAGCGTCATTAGCCTTCCAAAAGACTGCCTTCCAAGGAGATCAGGCATACTTCAAGGGAATCCGAGTCGATGGATGGATTAGGAATGCTTCCAACTATCAATGTGTTGTAAACATGTGGGTCGTCCAAAATAAACATAAAGATTCCATGGACATTTCATCCGCGACTCAAGCAGCAACAACACCCATATTCTACGATCCAACGAAGGGTGTTGAAGCCAACTATAACAATATACCAAAATTCTACCAAAGGCATCCGAAACTGCACCCAAAAGCTGGCGTCATCATTAAGAAAAAACTGAAGTTTATTCTAAATTCGTCAAGAAGAGGGGAAGGCGCGGCAGGCGCGGCAGGAGAGGTGCTCCATGCAGACATGGCTGACGGAAGTGATGACGTCAACTTCCGATTCTACATGCCTCTTAATCAAACGATCAAAAAACTCGTGTCACAGGTGACAGAAAACGCGTTTACTATCTTCCAAAAAGAGTACGCGATTTGGATCATGGCAGAACCAATGCCACATGATCTTGAGTATGTGGCAGGAACAGGCCCAATCGTATCTCTCAGCTGTATAACATACTTCAGAGACTAAGGCCCTAGAAATAAAACCCCCAGCAAGGCGTTAAACGCCTAACGGGTCTCACCGGGCGGCGATAGCCCTAACGGGTCTCACCTGCGTAACTAAATAGTTTAGAGATTAATAATATGGTAACGGTCTTCGGTCAACTTGTGAAAGTCAGGGGCTTCGTTAGCAAAGACAACGACATGACACTGGTTCCCAATAAACTTCGTCTGCGACTCATACTTAGGCGAGTGGACAATTCCATCCTTAAGCATCTCAAGGACGGAGTATTGGAGATACTCCATTTGTCCGCGTGGCACGTTGAACATGTAGATCTTCTTCCGGGTCTCAATGGCGTACGCCATATCATCGCGCTTGCCACATAAAACACACTGGACATCATCTGCACCTTCCATAAGCAGCTTCTTCTGAAACCATGTCTTACCCTTCCCGCCCAAATAATCAATTACAAAGATCACCTTCCTATCATCAGGGTCTTCAGCTAGGAGAGCAGCTAGGTCGACTTGCCAATCTCGTAGATCGCCTTGAACAGTTACTCCAAGAGGACACAAGTGATGACGAAAGTCTCGACACGCCTTGGGATGACGACCATAAAGAGCAGGAAATGCTTCCAACATCTCAAGATCAGTGGGAGCAGCATCAAGAGAACGAAGCCAATCCTTCAGATCGTGCCAGTCAGTCCGCTTGCCCTGGTCAGTACCAAGTTCCCCAAACTCCTCAAAATCGCCGTCCTTCGTGCAATAAGTGCGATTCTGTGCCGGGGTTCCTCGACAAACTTGAACGTGAGCTCGCTGCCCAATCGCTTGCTTCACTAGCTGAAGAGTGCGTTGAGTAGTGAACCAGACAAACCCTTGAAGATGGGGAGTACCGTTCTCTCCTACCTCGCGGCCGTAGACAAGGTACCTAACAGTATCAGGGAATAGTGTAGATAACATGAGACAGTCCTCGTCAGTATAGTTGTTCAAAGTAAAACACCATTTACGAGCACCGTTTGGCATGATATGGATTCAGGGAGAAAGAAAATTGTGAGGTCAAAGTTCAGAGGTCGGGGTAATACTAGCCCCGACCTCTTTTGACCTTACTGCGGAATCAGTAGGAGCTACGCTCCTATGTTTCTACGGATTCCCACGTAGGGAATCCCGAGTTTATTTAAATAGCTGGCGCGTTGAAATAAATAGCTGGCGCGTGAATGGAATCACGACTAGCTCCTAATTAAATAAATAAATTTAGTCACTCATAAAAACAATGCGTCGGTTGTTACCAACCACACGTGGATTCCATAAGGCAGGTAAACGTGCTCGTTATCCTGACCGGAAGAAGGGTATAAAGGAACAAGTAGTAGATGACATTCATGAAACAGAACACGCGTTCGAACTGGCGCGCGAGCGTGCAGAGGATGACATGGCGAATAAATGGATTCCTGATGATGACGTCAAGGATTGGGCGAAATCTGGGAACGAGAGTGCTAAACGTACTCACGAGTACTATCTCACACATAATCCCACGCCCACAAAAAAACAAAAGACGTCAAAGACCGTCACACCGTCGCCAGCGAAAAAAACATCGACGGCACGTTCGTTTCCAAAAATGAAAAGGTCCTTCCGTACAAACAGGCGTCGTAGACCACCACTACGACGTCGTATGGGAAAAAGAATTAGAAGGTATGCGCGCCGACCGCGCTCCGCACGTACCGGCTCGAGACGGCTTGTTGCAATGATTAAAAAAGTATCTATCAATCAACTAGAGCCAAAACGTCATCTAGTTTCAACCAACTTAACACAAATCGTCAATGACCAAATATTCTGTCTGGCATTGACACGTCTACCGCTAATCAATATCC